TATTCTCACATTTGCTGGATGTCCTCCTCTGGAGAAGATGTAGTGTGCATCCCCTTTTCTGATTCCAATGGGATTCCTTTCTGGGAAAGTATTGTCAGAATATTCTGGGAAGAGATTTGACTTTGCACACAAGTAGTCTATGAGCAGACCAGTATAGTATTCTGCATTCTGTCTTGCTCTATCCATCATTGCTTTCATCACTGCATCACTTGCTGGTTGAGTATCCTCACTCACTCTCTGAACAAGTGAACCATTGTCTATCTTGTATGTCAAGTATGGATAAGCATCAACCATAGTCCACCATAATACTACCTTGAGAATATAGTCATCCATCAGAGTCTTGTAGTCACCAGCAAGAGTGTTGGATTCAACATCACTCTTCAAGCGATTGAAGAGACTTGTTCCCAGATATGGTTGCACATACTTGTCTTGTGCAAGATAGATTGATGGATAGAAGAAATTTGGGTCAACTGAATCATTGACTTGTGTGTATTTTTTGATGTACACATCTGAGATGAATATCACTTCTGCCATGTCTTTGCTGTTTTATTTTTTTTTGTATGCAGTTCCATTCTTTCCCCATACTGGATTGGTCGGAAGGAATCCATTGTACTTCTGGTCAAAGGGAATCTTTGCTACTCGTGCATCATTCCTCACTTTGTATCCCATTTTTTCTGCTTTTGCTACAGCAGTTCTCTTTGCTGTTGGTGACTCCAAATCAATCTTTGCTACTCTGCTGGAGATGTACACTTCCTTTTGCCAGAAATGATGGCAATTTCCTCCTCCTTTATAGAGCATATGTTGCTGATTATCAGTATGTTGACATTGCTTTGTCAACCAGATTGAGTATGTGTCTTCACCTTCTGGTCCCCATCCAGTATTCACTACCTTGTTCTCCATTGCTTCTATATCCTCTTTGCGATAGAGCAAGTCAGCAGACATCATCTTCTTGCAGAATGGTCTTTGTGGGTCTGGGTCTCCTCTGTATCTGTATCTGGTGATGAACAACTTTGAATTCATCCTCTTGTCCTGTTCAGATATTTGATTGGGAGTTCCCTTGACTACTCTGGTTGCAAGTTCATGTGACTCTATTGACTCAAGAAGTTGGTTATCTTCATCATCAGTATCATAGTCAACCTTGAATTCATCAATCAGAATCCAATCAGCATCTGGTTTCTCACCAAGAGCAATCAACACATCAGCAGAATCATCAAGATTGAGTCTTTCAGTTTCTACTTTTTTTTTTCCAGACAGATGATGCATCAGAGTCTGGAGTGAATTCATTGCAATCTCACTTGGATTCACACTACCAGAAGAGATTCCTGTGAAGATATCATCTACTTGTTGGTCTGTCAGTGTCGGGAATGATGCTTTCATCACTGCTTTTGCTGATGGTACTGGAAGAACACCAGTAGCAGACTGGATGAGTATCTCAATCATGCTTGATATTTGTGCTCCATTCAATGCAGTACCAGCAACATCACCACCACCAGATGCTTGTGCATCCTCTGCAATCATGACTTCAGTCTTCAATGGTGTATTTGGTATCACCAGTATCTCAATATTTGGCATCTCCACAGATAGAATCTCTTCAAGTCCAGAAGTCAACTTCCTTTGTGCTGGTTCAATCACTTGATTGATGAAGATTTGGAGTCCTGTCTCCATTTCATCCTTGTTGCTACCGAAACCACTTTGGTCTCTGATACCAAATAGTAGTGGAGTAGTGATTCTGTGAGCAATCATAATCTCTTTCCTACTTGACTCACTCAAGAATTCATACTGCTTGTCTGCATCTTGTATAGGGAATGGAATCACATCTACTTTCTGAGTATCTGGTTCATTGAATGTCATGATGAACTTTCCAGCATTTCTTGCTCCAGACAATTTGGTCTCCCAATCTTGCATCATTCTCCTCTGTTTCTCTGGGTCTGTCTCCCCATTGTAGAAGTTGACAATGAATGATGGGAATAGACCAGAAAGAATGTTGGAACAATGGTAGATTCCAATCTGTTTTGAGAGTTCAATGTAGTTCACAGCAGACCAATAGTCTGGTCTTGGATATACTTGAGCAGATGTGTAGTTGAAGCACCAGTATATCTGTCTTCCTTCTGTATTTTTTTTTAGAGGATTGAACTTTGGAATGAAGACTGGTTTGTTCTTCTTTTTTTTGATAGCACTCCAGTCATCACTATGGTATACACCAATGATATCTTCACTCTCTGCTTCAATACCAAGTCTGCACTCCTCAAAAGGGATGTGTTTAATCTTTGCAATACCAGACTTGTCAAGAGTATAGATGACTTCAATATAGAATCCACCAAATCTCTTGAAGTCATGTGATGCTCCATAGTATACTTGGTATGTGTTGAGTGAATCTATTCTGTCTTGATAGATACCAGCAGATAGTGCTTTCCCAGCAATCATGTCACCGATTGAGATACATAGTGAACCATGTGTTGGTGATGTATCTGCAAGTTCTCTCAAGTAGTTTGGGAAGAGATTCCTCTCACCAAAGTTCACCCATCCTCCCCTATCTGCTTTCTCAGTAGTTAGAACAGGAGAGTAGTCACTCAACTTGAGTGATACTACATTGCTATTTGTTGTCTTTTCATCCATTGTATATCACATCATCTTGAATTGATATGGTTTGCACATCAAAAGGAGTTGAACCATCAGACAAAAGTGTCCATCCAATCTGACAGAGTCCAACTACAGAAGCATCTGTTGGATTCAAATTGCTTGAACTATTCTGTCCATACACATAGTACCTATATCTTCCAGCAAGTGTGAGTGATACAGTAGTCACATTCAGAATAGTGATTCTCTGATTCTCTCCAATGATGGTTGGTACTTGTTGCAAATCTACACCAGCAGTTGAATTCTCTTCATGTTGAAGTATGAACAGATAGTGAGTGAATGGTGTTGCAAAGTATTGTCTTGCTTCATCCAGACTCAATCTCACAAGTTGATTGGGAGTATTTGTGTCAAGGTATATCATCGGTCTATCAGTTAAGAAAAAAGGGAAGGAATACTCCCTCCCTTCTTTCAAGTTCTATTCTTGAGAATCTTAGTTTGTCACTACTGTGATTCCAGCAAAGTTTGAGAATGGCTCATCTCCAGCAGCATATGCAGCAAGGAATGGAGCAAGTTCTGGTTCTTCTGCTGTGATAGTACACATATATCCACTCATGTCCCCTTTTGCTTTTCCAGACTGGTATGAACCAGCAGTCAAGAATCCACCATCAGTTCTTCCAATCATGAGAATCTGGTCATCATAGAGACGAACAAAGACAGCAAGTTTGGCTTTTGACAATACATTGAATTCAACATGTTTGTCTGGGTCTAATTTACCCAATGTGAATTCTACTGCTTGAGTGAAGAACAATGTTCCATTCTCAAGATTCTGATTTGGAGTCATGGTCAATGCTCCTGTTGAGCGATTCGGTTGATATCGATAGATGGTTGCAGTAGGTAATGCAGTTACCACACCAGCAGTCAAAACCACATCTGTCTCAAACAATTCCCAATTTGCAAGATAGACATCTTTGACTCCACCAATTCCCTCGTTACAAGCAAGACTGAAACCAGCCCCAAGCAAACAATCAGCCATAGTATTTTTATTTTTTAAGTGTTAGACTTTGATGAATTAAAATGCAGTTCCATATGCAGCAATCTTGCTACCAATTCCATACTGAACACCAGCAAAGAACTTTGCAGAGAAGCGAACATTGTCCTCACCAAACTCACCCATATCTTTCACAAGAATGTTGTTCCAGTCTGATTCTACATTAGTACCAAACCACAAGTTAGACTTCTGAGTCATCAACATGGTGTTGGCTGGAAGACCAGCACAAACTCCAATCTGATACATACCAAGGAATGTCTTTGGTACTTCAGCACCACCGAATGTGTACCATCCATTCCCAGCAGCAGCAGAAGCAAACATGAACTTCTCCCACACATCCGTACTCAAGTACATGATTGGTTTCTCTGTTGAATTCTTGATTGCTACTGGTAGTTCTGCTACCATTCGCTGCATCTCTGCAAATACGTTTGAATTGGTGATTGCAACAGGAGTAGACACAAAGTTCACATCACCATCAACATCATTGCTGATGAGAGTGACCAAACCATCATATGATGTTGCGCTATCAGTACCAGTCCACATCTTGGTCTCATTTGCTGCTGCAATTCCTTCCAGCATATTTGCAATCAAGTTGTCTGTCAAAGCAGTCTCCAAGTTTCCATTCTGAACATCACGAGCAGCCCAATCTTGAAGATATGTGTTCTTGCAAATTTCTCGCTGAACTTGGAACTTCTTGATGGTCAAGAATCGCTCTGTGATTGCTACTTCACCCAGAGGAGTGAATGAACAATTTGGTGCTTCAAAGTCTACATCATCAACCAACTTCTTCACTACTTCCCTCCAATCTACATTGGTGCGGAATGTGACAAAGTTCAATGAATCATTGGCTTGGAAAGCATTTCGGATGTATTCACCAGCATACTTTCCAGCATAAGTTGTGTCTAAGGTATTTGTTGTTGCCATAGCAATTTTAAAGATTAGAAATTATACTGGTTTAATTTGATTTCGATTGTTCAATATTGAAGAGAATTCTCTCTTTCAATGTCATCTGTGACCAAGATTTCTCAGGTGATTGTGACTTCTCTTTTGCAAAGACATGAGTCTTGGTATCCTTTACAGATGAAGCAGAAGCAGTCTTCTTCAGTGATGACAATTCAGTCTTCAATGATGATGCTTCTTGAGATGACTTGATTGCTTTCTCAGATTCTGTTGCAAGTTGTGATGCAAGTTCAGTCTTCTCAATAGTCAAAGCATTCACTTTCTCACTCAAAGACTCAATGATTTTCATCAAGTCTTCTGATGACATCTCTTGCTCTACTGGTTCACCAAACTGTGAAATGAATCCATTCTCATCTACCATCACATTTGTACCATCTTCAAGAATGTATGCTCCAGCAGCAACAGGAACAGGAGTTCCATTCTCATCCATTGTGTAGATGTCTGCTCCTACTCCCCAAGTATCAGCAGTTGAGTATATCATTGTTCCGTCTTGAAGTTTACCTTCAGAAGAAAGTTTGATTTCATCTTCAAGTTGAACACCAACTTGTGATGGGTCTATATTGAACTTGTGGAATGTCTCTTTGAGACGAGTGATGAAATTCTTGGACATGGTCAATCTTTTCAGTAGAAAGCAATAGACACATCTATTCCCTTCATTGTTCATAGTTGACTCTATCGACATAGTGACTATACTGATTTGATGAATATATATTTGTCACAAGCAATTGTCCAAGTGCTTGCTTGATAGATATAGTGTGTGTGTACAAAAAGAGGAGTCCTTTGACTCCTCTCTTTTTTACTCCAAAACCAATTCAACAAATAACAAACTACAAATCTTCAAGTAGTTTCTCAAGTTCAGCAATGAACAAGTCTTCACTTGATGGTACTGACATAGACAAACCAATCTCATTGAACATTCCTTCTATTGAGAATCCTCGGATACTTCCATTCTTCACCTCCTCCCAGATAGACTCATCATCTACTTTTGTTCCAATCATCCAAGTTCCTACTGGTACATCAAGACCAAGATGTCTTGACTTGTCATTCTCTGATTCAACAATCCATGATTCCACCACCACACATCCAGATACTGGATGCTCATGCTCATAGGTATGCTGGTGCTGGAGATTCTGCTTGAGGAATTGATGAGCGCACTTCATGATGGTCTCCTTCTCAAACATGATATAGAATTCTTCACCATTCCCGTCCAATCTAAGGATGTGTTTGTCTGGTACAAGAGCAGCACCATACAACATCTTTCTCTCTTCTTGTATCTGACTCAACTTAATCTTGGACAAACTCACCCAGAGTTCTTCTATTGCTGGGTCATGCACCAATCCAATTGCTGAGATTCCCAACTTTCCTTGGTCATCTATTACACACTTGACTACTCTTTTTTGTTCCATGTTGTTCTATTTTATTCTTGCTAAATTCTCAACTTTTTCTCTTGCTTCTGTAGCAGATGCAACATCACCAGCAAGTACATATGCTGGAGTGATTTGCTCTGGTCTATTGTTGATGAAGTTTGTCACCAATGGATTGAATTGAGCAGAAGAGTTTGTTGTTCCTGTTGTCTCTCCTCCTCCACTTCCCATGCTTCCTCCACCACCACCACCACCACCACTTGGTGTGGTTGTGCTTCCTCCTTCATATTGTGTCTTTGCAATCTTTGCTATGTTAGCAATACCAGCAGCCACTGCTACTCCAGCAGCAATGGATGCTCTCACAGGAGAAGTCACATCACCAACTACCAATTGTGAACCATATGCTTTTGTTGCTGATGCATATGTGTCAGCAGTTGATTGAGCAATCTGTAGTGCTTTGTTTCTCTTGAATGCTTTCTTCCTTCCTTGCTCTGTCTTCTGTTCACCCAAGTCACTCAATGAAGTCAGCAAGTTGATGCTCATGTTTGCCCATTCTACTTGTTGGTCTACTCTCTTTTGTCTCTCCTCCATTTCTATCATGGTTCTATTCTGCTCATACTTTGCAGTCAAAGCAGTCACATCACCTTGATATTTTTCAATCATTGCTTTTTCTGTCTTGTACTGTTCATCCAGTTGTTGGAGTTTGAGTTGATACTCTGTCTTCCCAGCATCACTTGCAATCTTGAATGCTTCCTTTCTTGCTTCTAATGTTTCTTTGTCTTTTGCTTTTTGTGCTTCTATTCTTTCCTTCTCTCCTTCTTGTTGAACTTCTGTGATTTTCTTTTGCATCTCTGTCTCCAGAGCAACATAGTCCATTCCCAAATCTTTGGCATTCTCAATCAATGTAAAGTATTCATCTCTGATTGCTTCAATTCTGATGTCCTTGTCAGACATCTTTGCTC